GGGTCTTCAGGTCGTCAACCGAGTCAGGGTTGCTCTTGACGTACTGCTTGGCGTACGCGTCGAGAAATGCCTTGGTGTCACCACTCGCGACGGATGCCTGGCTGAAGTAATCCTTCAGCTTAGTCGGATTGGACAGCAGCTCCGTCAGACCTTCAGACGAGGTCGGAATTTCGAGCTTCGGTGCCATTACTTACCTCCCATGAAGTTTGCAAGCAGCAGTGAGCCCAACGACTGCGCGCCTGCATCGTCCAGGTCGCTAGACTTGTTAGTCGAGTGGCTATGCTGATGGTCCGCATCGCCGTCGTGCGAATGGCTGTGCGAGTGTGTGTCGTCGTCACCCTGACTGCCAAAGGCAGGATGCGGATGGGTGTGCGTACCTGTCATTGCGGCGTGCGAACCATCTGCCGAAACAGGAGGCGTAGCACTGTTACTCGAGGCAGGAAGCGGCTTCGCTGGCTTGTCCGAACCAGGAGGCCCTGCCGGGATCGCCTTCAGCTGCGTACCGTCTTCAGACCAGTAGTCGTGGTCGGTGTCAGTCGAAGCTTGGTAGTCGTCGTCCGCGGCTCCACCATCGGGATCGAAGACCCACTTGCCGTCACGCTGCAGCCAGCCATTGTCGCTGTCAGCGTTCTTGAAGTCGGAATGGCGAGAGAGGATGTTGCTGGGACCCTGCCGCGGATCGTAGACGTAGTCGCACAGACCCTGCTTGACTGCGTCTTCCGAACCTAGCCAGGTCTCGTCAGCCATCAGGTTCAGGAAGTACTCCTTGGTCTTCCCAGACCGCTTGGCGTAGATGCTAGCGATGTTGTCGGTCTCGCCGTCAAGGATCTCAGCCATCTTGCGAAGCTCGGCAGCGTCGCCAGCAGCGAATGCCTGACCGTTGTGGATCATCATCCGAGCCGTCTCAGCCATCGCGAGCTTGCCAGGAGAGGCAGCCTGTGCGATGAATGAAGCGGCAGAAGCGGCAATGCCGTCGATGAAGATCGACACGTCCTGCTTGCGGAGCAGTGCGTTGTAGATCGTCAACCCGTCGAAGATCTCTCCGCCTGGCGAGTTGATGTACACGCTTACGGGTCCGTCGAGAGGATTCAGCTGATCGACGAAGTCCTGGGCAGTAATGCCCCAGAACCCGATCTCGTCGTACATGTGAATCGCATTCACACCGGCGAGGTTCTGGATCGTGAACCACTGCCTGTTGGCCGTGAGCTGTGAACGTGCGTAGTTGCGGAGACGATACCGCATTTCGTTCGGATTAATGGCGCGCCCCCTTAAATTCCTTCCCGTTTATGCCAATGAGATGCTTCATGTAGTTACCGATTACATCATCGTCAGACTGCTCAGCACCTTCTGGCGCAGGAGCTGCAGACGGGAGAGGTGGAACTGGTTCCGGGGGAGCTGCTGGTGCTGTACCAGCTACGCCAAGGAAGTCCATGTAAGGTAGGCCGACAGATTCACAGACCTGCTCGGGATCGTAGCCTGCGTCGACGAGCGTCTTGGCTGCGTTCGCCTTCGCCGTCAGCTCGGCATTGTCCTCTTCACGGTCGAGAGCCACAGGCGGTTCGTAGTCGAACTCGACCGTATCGTCGCCGTACATCGGCAGGAGCTTGAAGTTCAGAGTGTCACGACGACGATCGAGTCGAGGTATAAGCGTGTCGTCGTTGAACATCTCCTTGGCCGTCTGTGCATTGGCTCGGTTGATGTTATCGCTCAGTCCAAGGGATGCGCCGTGGATCCGCCAAGCTTCGCGGATCTCTTCACGAGCGTTCTGCCTCAGAGATCCATACTCGAGGTCACGGTTGTTAATCTGGTTCGGAGTGTACGTGTTACCGTTCTCCAGAACACCTACGCGACCTGCACGAGTGTAGCCGAGGTGACTCTCACGCCAGCGGTTAATCAGTTCCTTGAACTCAGGGTCACGAAGCTTATTCGGAACGGTAATCAGTCCTGACGGCTCAGCACCATTCAGGAACAGGTTACGCTGATACTCGGTCGCATACCTGATCTGCTGCACGTTCGGAAGTAGAGGAGCAATCGGACCGCAGCCGCGGTAAGGGTCTTCAGGATCAGGCATCTTCTCCTGAATGACCTCGTCGAGCGTGAGCGGAACCTGTTCACCGTTAGGTCCTGTGTAGATGTAACCGACGAGGTAGTCATCAGGATCCGGAACAGGCTGCATGCGGTCGGGTCGTACGTACCACATCGAGGTGGGGAAGGAGACCATCTCGCGGTCGAGGACCCACCACGTCTCGCCGGTGAGCTCCATGTGCTGGTTGATACCTTCACGGAACTCGAAGCCCGACATGAACCCGTTAGGCTTGTTCCAAAGCTGTCGAGCCGGATGACGCATGACCTCTGTACGCTGGTCCGAACCTTGGTCTGCTGTCGTGTAGCGAACTCGGCCATCCTGAGGCGGCTTCTTGTAAAGGTGCCAAGTCGGTGAGGCAGCACTGGACTGGAGTAGCGAGACGATCGAAAAGACGGTCGAGGAGGCCTTGTACTGGCGAAGGTACGTCCCGTAGTTAGCAGTACCGCCAGACAGGTTGAAACTACCACGCGAGTAACCGTACGGAGCCATCGGAATAGGGGGCTTCGAACCGGTGACAACGTTAGCAAGTCGCCTTAGGCCAGACTGCACTACATCTCACCGCCCTCAGATGGGTGAGGGTCCGATATGAGCAGCTCGAGGATGACAAGGAGAACGCCTGCTGAGAAGAGGCCAACGATAGGGTCCCACCACACCGCTGCAGCGTCTGCAGTAGCGAAGCCAATGACCGTGAGTGGCATTTCCAGCAGTCGTCGTAGCGGTGCGTAACTGGCAACACGACCTCCGAGCTGAAGGAGCCACAAGCTCGTACGAAACCTACGAGGCTTCCTATCGTGAAAGTTATAAGGCCGAATCCGCGGAATGGTCTGCGTAGCCATCAGAAGAACCCCCTGAAGCCGTGTCCATGAGTACCGAGGTCTCGATCGGCTACGATGTAGCGCATAGCGTCCGCGCCGTGGTCGTCTTCCTTCACCGGAGTATCCTGCTTCTTGTCGGACCAGATATATCCGGGGATCTCTTCCTGCGTACACGTCGGCCTCTTCCGGTCTACAAGATCGGGATCACGACGAACTACACAGTTCCTGACAATGAAGAGGCGGTTCTCTTTCAGACGTTCCTGCACGGCCTGAATACCTTCAACGACTGCCTTATACGCTGCGGTTGTGCTTCCGAAGTGCGACGAGAAGACGTCTCGACCTTCAGCGTCGTGGTCACAGATAATCGCCTGAGGCTGTGCTTCTTTCCACTGCCCTTCGGTGTGACCGTCCTCACCCTCAACGGTATCTTGCCAGATTAGTGCCTGCTCGATCTCGACGCACATGTTCTCGACCGTACGATGGGTGTGATACCACTCACGATACAGCCACAGTCGGCCATCCGGATCTTCGGCCCAGCACTGCACAACCATAGGGTTTGTGAATCCAAAGTCAACAGCCCAGTAACGAGTCCAGCTGTCACTGTTCTCAGGCAGCTTGTCAACCATGTGAGCGCCGGGGTCGAAGTCATCGTAGATCATTCCCTCGGCAGCGACCCATTGACCCTTGCGGAGGCGAAGGAAGCGTACGCCCGTTAGCGCGTCAAGCTTCTTGAGGTAATCTTCGCCGACCTGAGTCAGAACACCATCGTTACGGAACAGAATCGGGTTATCTTCGTGCCGAGTAGGCAAGGAACGCGTCTGTCCCTTATCCGTACGCTGCTTGAGCCAGTGCATCGGAGTATCGGGGTTGCAGTCGGCGAGAAGCTGCTGGAAAGACACCTTGCCGTTACGAAGGCGCGTCGTCAGAGCTTCCCAGTCATTCTCGGCTAGCTCCGTAGCTTCCTGAACGTAGATGACGTCGTACTCGGACGACATGATGCGGGACGCTTTGTCCATCCCGCCAAGCTGAACTTCCGAACCGTTCTGATACTCGTACCGCATATCGGCTGAACGATAGTTCAGTCCGTCTGCTAGAAGCAGTTCGTTCACGACGTACGTTCGCCACGTCTTGTCGGCTGTCGTCTTTAGGGACGTTGCCGTCTTGCGGACAATCAGAGCTCGCATACCTGGATTCATCAAGCACATCAGATTGAGCTTCTCGAGACAAGCTCGCGACTTGCCAGTCCCAGCCGGACCCTCAAGCAGTACCTCTGCGTCACGGCAATGCAGAAGGCCTAGTGCGTTACCACGCGGAGCGTACTTGTGCTCGAGTACGGTCAAGACAAGTCGCCTCGCAATCCCTCTGTCGTCGTTCCGACAATGGAATAGTGGAAGACGTTCTCGTCAACCTGCGGAGTGGTCGAACGCGTAGGCAGCTGTGCTAGCTCTTCCGCAACGGACTTGAGAGCATTGTGCTTCGTCCGAATAGCCGTAAGCGTTGCCGGTTCAAGTTCGTCTTCGTCCTCGAGGTTCGCCAGCCTTATATTTATAAGGTCAACATCCTCTTGGTACTCGGCGATGCGCTTGGCCTTGTGACTGATCCAGAGCCCAGCTGTCTCGTTGACAACCTCTTCGAGAAGCGCTAGCCGAATCTCCTGAATCGCGTCGTAGTTACGATCCTCGAACGACTTGACTTCAGACGTCTTTAGGTCGAACCGTGCCGCTACGACGTCGTGAGGTGCAGACTGCATAGCGAGCTCTCTCATCAGCTCAAGCTTGACGTGACCACGTACTTGCATCTTCTGCACCTCCTCGTACTTCAATTATATATGATGTCCTCGATGGAAGTCACTAGGGTCCGCTAAGGAACTTTTTGTTTCTTTGGAGACTGTGTAACAAGGATGTCCTGTGTAACCAACGACTGCGCGCTGATATGATCCGACACTATGGGTTCCGGAGCGTGGATCACATTAGCATTGTGTTTGCATCTACAGTGCCAGATGTGACATAGCGGACAAGCTATGAGGCCATGGTTCACATTGACTGCTTGACTTGTGCTAGCCTGGCGTGGATGTCGGCGATCTGGGTAAGCAGCGTAGCTGCCTGGTAGTGCTCGACACCATCCTCGATGGCCAGGTTGAACTGCTCTTCGGCACGAGTGAGAGCACCTTCGGACATCTGAACGTGCTGTTCCACCGTGAGGTCCTTGTCGCTACCAGAAAGCTTCTCGGCAAGAGCATTCAGGCCTACGCGCTCCTTGTGGTCTTCCCACGTCTCACGAGTCAGCACGCCAGGGACCTGCTCGACGAGCTCGTCAGAACTGGGAACTACATTGCGGATCTCATCGTTATCGAACATGCCCATCACTTCTTGTCCTCCTCGAGTCGTTCCTTGATGTAGGCTACGGATGTGATCGGCACTGTCATACGAGACGGACGGTCACTGCTGTCGAGAACGAGGAAGACGATCTTACCATCTGCCTCCTCGTACGTCGTAGTCCTGTAGCAGTCCTCATTGTTGAGCGCTATCGTGTACTTCAGAAGACTATCGTCGGTTAGATGCTCGAACAGATCTTTCCTGCTCATCTTCGGAGGCGCACACCGTTCGCCGTCGATCCATATGCCTGAAGTGCTATCAGCCATCTTCGGCCTTCTTCCGCTTCTGTTCCAGGTCTTCTTCGATCAGTTGCTCGGCTAGCATTCTAGCACCGAGACGGTAAATGTCTGATTCATTGAGATTAGAAACGCTTTTAGCTTTCTTGACGAGACGGTCCAAGTCTTCGTCAAGCCATAGCAACTTGCTCTTTGTCTGCGGCATCGTCTTCTCGATCGTTGCTAGCATTTCTTTCTCCTTCTCTTCTAATTATATAATACGTCCAAAGGGAAAATCAAGGTGTCCTCTTGGAGCTCTTTTATTTAATAAGGACATCCTTCACCCTGTGTTACAAAGCTTCAAAATCTCATAGTAGTTTAACACGACTAGGCAAAAAAGTTCTAGCACTCCTCTCACTCCACACCACCCATCCTTAATATAAAGTAAGGGTGTAGTGTGTATAGTTATGTACTTATTCTCTCCTTTCTCATCTTTGGGACCACCTTAACTTTTTTATCTCAGAGGGGGGGTGGGGTGGTGTGCTTTCTTTACTTAACACTCCGCGAGGAACCCACAGTTAAAGCGCTATGTCTTACAAGGAACCACAGCACTAAAGCACCTCACTATGTTCCACAGGTTTCCCATGAACACTCCAAAGCTATTCCTTCATCTTTCCTTCTAGCTTTCACGCCTCTTTCCTTCCTTTCTCCAATTATTTTTTAAAAAACCTTTGTCGCCCTCTAGCTTTTCCCATTGGAGACCCATTATAATAAAAATATAAGCGAGTGAAGCTTAGGGGGAACAATGATCGCCATATCAATGCCACCGGAGCTCGAGATCAAGTTCAGGGAGAAGGTGAAAGCTGAGAACCTATCCATTTCGAAAGCAGGCATAACTGCTATCGAAGCCTGGATTGATTCTGAGGCAGACCTAGTTACTGAGGACGTTTAATGCCAGGCGCGGAGGGGTTGGGCCACCTCTCGGCGCTGTCGTTGGGCATCAATGCCCTGCAGCAGGGACTAGCCGTATTCCCTGTGTCTAAGAAAGATAAGTCGCCTCTAACCCCCAAGGGCCACTCTTGGGAAGAGGTCGCAACCAGTGAAGAAGACACACTCCACTCACTGCTCCCACCGCACCTAAATTATCTCATAGCAGCCATACCTGGTCCTGATTACATAGTTATAGACGTAGACGTCAAGCCTCACACAGACGGATCACCTTCACAAGGTCTAGCATCATTCCAGCGGTTGAGGGGAGATGTCAAGCTACCAAACACTGCACATTACAAGACACGCTCTGGTGGATACCACATCTGGTATCAGAAAGACGCAAACCTCACAATCGGTAACGACAACGATGAATGGGATAAACTTTACCCAGACATCGACATCAGAGCCGACAAGGGTTACGTAGCTCTACACTACGACATTAACCTTGCAGATGTAGTTCCTGCAAGCAAGTCGCTAGTAGAGTTGTTCGAACGCGTAGGAATGACTGGTGAACGGTCGCTTCCTGCCAGTGAGTATGACCACACACTCCTTGAGGGTGACATACTTGCCACCGTTAAGCAAATGGAGGCTTGGGGTTGGCAAGCGTACAATCTCATTCAAGGAACTGAATATTCCAAGGAAGCTTATCAGGTTCGCATGCGCCGAACCGACTCAGAGCACGGACAGAGAGGTGCATGCGTAGGATTCAAGCATCCAGAGTTCATCGAGATATTCACGCCTAACTGGCTCGTTCCTAAGGGTCACTACGACCTTGCACAGCTTCAAGAGATGCTCAAAGAGGCTGAAGAATGGCCAGTAGCCAGTGAGGAATGCTACTACGGCATCCTAGGCGAGATAACAGAAGCACTACAGGATTCTATCGAAGCCGATCCGATTCATATCTACGCAACGCTTCTAACCTGTGTAGCAGCTTCACTCGAAGGTCCTGTTATTCCAGAGCAGCCAGGCATTGACCTTCATCTCAACATGTTCTCGGTGATGGTCACCTTTACAGCTTCTGGTAAGGGTGCTTCCTGGTCGACAGTAAAGCCGATACTCAAGATCGCCGATCCTGTGATGTTCGATCCGCAAGACAGCGCGAAGAACCGAGTCGTTGGAGGCTTTGGTTCCGGCGAAGCGTTCGTTGATCTGGTGTATACTTTGTCACAAGCCGAACTGGGACAAGTGACAAATCAGAGTGGCACAATGTCGATTCGTGCAGATCGTCGAGTGCTTATCAAGGAGTCCGAGTTCGCGAAGATTACGTCGGCAGCTAATCGAGAGGGGTCGACACTCAGTCAGAACATCCGAGACGCTTTCGACGGAGAGCCCCTTCAAGCACGAAAGCGGAAAGAGCAGCAAGTCGCTCTGGAGCATTACGTGTCGGTCTTCGGACAGGTCACGATAGGCGAACTGGAAAGGTGTATCACAGCCAACGACGCCCTCAACGGTTTCGCCAACAGACATTGGTGGGTTCTGGGCCGTCCAGCAGGTCACGTACCGCAAAGAGCTCTGGAATATACGTCTGAAGAACTAGCCAGTCTGTCAGAAGTGGAAAAGCTTCAGATAGATGTAGGTGAAGTCGAAGAGGATCGACGTAGGCAAGAGCGACTCGAGAAGCTAGCATTTCGTCTTCGTGCTGCACTAGATGGAGCACGGAAGATTGAGAGGATTAAGCTTCTTCCGTCAGTTAAGCCGTTGCACGCAGAGATGGACCTTGAACTCAGGGACTATAATCCAGGAGGCCTAGCCTCTTCGATACTCGGACGCTCACGTGTCTACCTGTACAAGATGGCGGGTGTACTTGCAGCTCTTGACGGGTCGCAGTGGATTAATGTCGACCACCTCAATGCAGCGTATGCGCTCCTGAAGCATAATCAAGCGTCGGTCGAATACCTATGGAAGGGTAAGGAAGTGGGTGTCAAGCTAGGCAAGGGCGCTCTCAAGGATGGAAACACACCAGAAGCCGAAAGAACTCTTGACAAGCTCATTCGCATTCTCCAGACCAATGGTGGTGAGTTGGAGAACGGTCTTCTCCAGCGAGGAGCTAAGTACTTCAATAGCACTGACAGGAAGTACAAGGCGCAGGCCTTCGACCTGGGCACTAGTAAGGGTCTGATCGAGATCGTCGAGCAGGAGACAAAAGCCAAGGGCTTGCCGAAGAAGATCATCCGACTGAGGGGTAACTCATGAAGCTACATCTACTATTCAACGGTCGTAGCCTCTGCGACACTCCTGGAGAAGTCACTACTACAACCGATCCCAAGAAGGTAACATGCATCGAATGCCTTCACCGTCACCAGATAGGACAAGACCTGTGAAGAAGCTTCTAATCCTGCCAGCCCTAACGCTGTCGTTGGCCGCGTGTACGCACACAACTAGTCATCCGACAGATGTAGTCCCAACGACTGCTCGTACTCCCGCGCATGTCGTCCAGACACAGCGTCCTTCTCTAGTATACGTGCCTTACGAGCCTCCGGCGATTCCAGTCGTAGCGAAGTTTTACAAGCTCACAAACGTCAGCATCTGCGGCCCAGCGCCTATGGGTGGCGTAACAGACTCAGGTACTGCCTACCAAGGTCACGAGAGGGTAGGCATTAACACGTTCCCTACCACGACACAGCTCACCAGCTGGATCGCACAAGCTGCCGACTTCGGTGTCGTTCCTCTCCAGAAGGGTAAGAGCTGGGTCATCTACAAGGCTACTGACCAGACAGCGAAGGGATGTAACTAGTGAGTCGGCCTAGGATCATAACGGCTCGAGCATTCTCCGCAGCTCTAGTCAAGGCAGGTATTCTGCCAGAGGACGCACCTGACAGGATATCAAGAATCGTCATCGATGTCAACCCGCAAGAACCTGTCAAGATGTATGTAGAGTACATCGCAGATGAGCGTCTACTCGACGTAGCTCTAGGTCTTGGCGGGATCGAGATCGTAGGAGTCGACTACGACGAGAAGAATCAACTAGACAAGCTACGCACCATCGCCACTTCACACGACGGTGTCCTTCAGGAACTAGACGAGGCAGTGAGGATAGACCAGGTCACTGCAGGCCAGGCAATCCTGCTCAAGCTACTAGAAGAACTAGGGGCCAGATCATGACTCCTAATGAGAAGGCCAACCAGGCTGCAGCAGAGCTAGTCGAAGCGGTCCGCTCAATGAATCCTCTAGATCCTGCAGGCGAGTATATCATCCCTGTTCGCTGTTCAGTAGATCCAGATCAGTCTTACATGTCTTGGGACTGGTTCTGGCGTCCGAAGACTGACAAGGAAGCAGATCTGGATACACATCTAGTCGAGCAAGAACGACGTAGATTGGATGATGAAGATGACGGCAGTTAAGCATGTCAGACACTCAAGGGTACAAGGTGTCAAGCTGACCTCCATGGGCCGTGTTCTTACGAAGTGTAACGAATACGTTCTGCAGACTAGGATCGTCTCAGACATTATGCTCATTACCTGCTCAGAGTGCAAGCACCGCGTTCGCTCGGAGTCACGAGCCAATGGGTCTTGAAGTTGCAATGTGCTGCAGATGTCACGAGAGGCCTAGAGTCTCTACCTCATCGTACTGCCAGGAGTGCAGACGTGACAAGGCACAAGAAGCTCGTCAGGCTAGAGCGTACAAGCCTCTTGACGTCAATGACCCAGAGATCGGTGATAGTCTCAAGGCATTCATCAAGAGGAACCCTCCAGACAAAAAGGTCGTAGCACCCGAGCTCGAAAGTCACAGGCGCTACATGAAGACCTACAATGCTAGGAAGAGGCAAAGGAAGAATGTCCAGCACCCCGCTTCCTGAAGCTGCACAGAAGGCCGCACGTCGCCTCGGTAAGGTCAACGACTACGTCGAGAAGATTAAGTCTGAAGGGAAAGAGCCATCGCCAGCACTGATCCAGGCACAGAAGCGGGCACAGGCCAGTTCGAACACCCTCGCGCTGTTCTACCTTGGAGCGACGTTTCGAGAGCTAGGCCGTCTCTCTCAGAAGGAGAGCTGATGAACTACAGCATCACGACGTTCTACAATCACGCAGTCCTAGCCCACACGACAGAGGAGGAACGTCTCACTCACGCTAAGGTAAGCCTCCTGAATAACCTACCTGCAGGCCTAACGCCTGAAGTCGTCGAAGCGAACATGAACAAGGTGGAACACGACGTCAACTTCGTCCAGTTCAAGGGAGGCTGTTGGCCTCTCTCGATCAAGTCAAGCATAACCATTGATCCACAGTTGTAAAACACTCATGAACAACCTACAGCGGCAGTCGTTGGATCACAGCGGCTGTCGCTTTGTTTTTACCAGAAACATCTTGTGCTTTTTAGAAGCATCAACAGCGATTTGTCATTAGGTCTAACTAAGTCTAAATATGGAATCACAAGGACAAATACCCATCCTTATAAGTTACGACTGAGACGCGAGATATTGATTAGACTCAGTTAGACAGTTGGAGCTAAGGCATAAGAAAAGCCCTCCGAAGAGGGCGATTCTTACCGAAAGGGTAACTCTTCTAGCGCGGCCCAATGATCTGACGCTGAGACGCTCCGTACACGTAGGATGACGCAGGCTGCGGGTAGGACGACGGCGGAAGACCTGTCGAGTAGAAATCTGCTAGGGCGTTCGCGTCAGCAAACGCCGTCTGCAGGGCCTGCGCGTCGGCCTGAGCCAGACCCAGTGTCTCGAGTTCTGACTGCTGAACACCCGCGATCCAGGCATAAAAGCCTGCGCAGTCGTTGAGAGCATCTCTCAAGGCCTGAAGCTTGTTGGCCGCTGAGCTGCTCGTGTCGTTGAGTGTAATTGCGTAGTACATGTTTCTCCTAAGAAGGAATGTCGCTCGCGACCGATGTATTTGTCGAATATACGCTGACGATTGAATAGCCAGAGTAGGTAACAGGAGTTGCGACTGCGTCACTGGAGAGCTGAGTCGCTAGAATTGTATTCCAGTCAGCAGCTGCTAGCCACGACGCGATTGAAGCCGCCCAGGGAGTAGTATCTTCGTGCGTGAACGATTGGCCACTGTCGGTAAGATCGGCCATAGCGACTGTACCTACATCAGCCATAATGAACATGAAGTAAGGCACAGGATTCGGAAAACCTTGATCAACTCCGTAGTTGGAGCCGACATCCTTCCCATCGGCATCCTTTAGATAGACGCTGACAGTCCAATAAGGAACTGCTCCTACTTCCATGATCTCCTCCTAGTTGACGGGGACTCGTTGAGTACAAGTTACGACAGTACCTGAAGGCAGTGATGGAAGCTCCATTTCCACCACACCACCTGTCGTTACTCGGAGTGTGGACGTATTGACAGACGCTGCAACAGTTCCGTTCCAACCTAGCGGGTACGAACGCCCATTCGATGGAGCCGTAGGTAGAGCATTGGCGAACGCTATCGTCGTCCCTGCAGTTGTCGTAGCTGTAGCAGTCATTACAATGTCTACTTCGTAACGACCATCAGTTGTAAGTTGGTACCGTCCTTGGTTTACTGTCCAGTTAGCTGAACCCGTTCCCGATAGCGTACCGAGCGAATGCCAAGTGTCGGTAGTGATAAGCGTCGGAGTAGAAGTACTACCACCTGTTGAAGTGACAGTACCAGAGACGTTGACGTTGCCAGTTACATGGAAAGCTCCGTCAGTACTACCAGACACAGAGCTGCTACCTGACGATGTACCATGGAACCCGATACCGATTGGATAAGAAGTTCCATAGACGTCAGTTCCTGCTACAGCTGCAATAGAAAGGATCAGAGTACGTTGGACAGCCGTAACGATGATCTTTCCGTTAGCTCCAGCTCCAGCGTTAGCAGTATTTCCACCGACATAGGCGCCCCCGCCACCCGCTCCAGGAGAAGAGCCCGCAGTACCATTAGTCGTAGTACTAAGCTTTCCCCCTGTACCGCCACTACCTCCACCAGTAGGTGCTATGCCTCCTGCGCCTCCTGCGCCTGTCGTACTGTTAGGATCGGCATCGGCACCACTTGTTCCAGCAGCTGAAGGTCCTGCAGAAGATCCTCCACCTCCACCTCCACCACCAAGTGTTGTCGAGATCGTGTAGCTGATATTGACTAGACCAGTACCTCCTGCGCCGCCAGCCTTTCCAGCTGCTGTTGTAGACCCACCGCCACCCCCGCCACCCCCGCCAAAGTTGCCTCCAGAACCACCTGCAGTAGGTGCACCTGTTCCCCAGCCTCCTCCGCCACCTGAACCGCCTCCAGAAGGTGCTGTCGTTCCTGCACCAGGAGTAGCACCAGTGCTATTCTTTCCAGCAAAGCCGTTAGCACTTTGTCCTGCTCCAGTGCCGCCACCAGAGCCTCCGGTGGACGAGATCGAGCCACCATGACCACCTGTAAATAGAGTGTCACCTGTAGCACCCGCACCTCCCGTCCCACCTGCGTTAGTTGTTGCTGCATTGCCACCAAAAGCTGATGCAACCGTAGTACCACTGTGAATAACGGCCGACGAGCCACCGTTACCACCTAGATGGCCTGCAGATCCGGCGGTGCCAGGAGCTCCGACGTTTATCTGGATAACGTCGCCAGGCGCGACGGTGACACTCGACGTCTTTATAGCATAACCACCACCGCCTCCAGCAGCACCACCACCTGTACTAGAAGTAGAACCTCCTGCACCACCACCACCTGCTCCCCAAGTCTCTATCTGAGAGAGCGAAGTGACGCCATTTGGAACTGTCCAGAAAGTAGTGCCCGGAGTAGTATAAGAATCTGTCTGAGGCGTTCCGGAGCCGCCAGAGGTGACAGCAAATTTACCAGCTGCACCGCCATCAAAATGGATTGTGTTCGTACTACCTGTACCGCCTGTGTCTGGAGGAAATACTCCATAACCTGTACCGTCTGCACCTCCTTTACTGTCTCCACCACCATGTGCACGCACAGTTACAGAGTCACCTGTAAAGAGACTTCTGCTACCTCCGAAGTTTGGAGAATGTCCAACATGTACGCCTACAACATAGGCGTACGAATTACCAACGGTGACAGCAAGTTGTGGCTCCTCAGAATATTCGGCACCTCCACCAGCACTAGTGAAGTTCAACCCAGGCGCAGGCGCATCATCTGCGCCCAGTCCGTCACCGCCCGCGCCCCATGCCTGGACACGTGCGTAGAGAGTACCAGAAGGGCAAGTCCAGTTACCTGAACCGCTAGTGTACGTCGTGACAGTGTTTACCTGCTTGTAGACTAGGAGACGCCCGCCGTTCTGGTCATCGAATATGATATCCGACTCAGTGATAGACGCACCAATGATGGTAGCCGCAATAAGTGTGGCGACACCAATGCTAACTGCAGAAATCGAAGCTGCAGTAATGGATCCGCCGTTGATCGTGGCAGCATTGATTTCCGTCGAGTCTACAATGCCTGAGACAACTAGTCCAGCAGCTAGAAGCGAGGCATCGATTGTGCCTGCGACGATTAGCGAACTGTCGATCGTACCAGCATTGATGACAGAACCAGCATCCCAAGTAACAGGGTTCCAGTTAGTTCCATCGAACTGGTTGATCTGATAGCCTGACGAAGCATCGATCCAGATATCACCAGTGTTAGGCGAACCAGGAGCTGTCGTGGCTATGGTAGTCGATATCCCACCAATTGCACGAGCTGTAACAGAGCCATCAAGTAGAGTGACCGAGATGGACCCACCAGCTATAACGTCAGTACCTGTCCAGGTAATCGCATCCCAGCTAGATCCATTCCAACGGTTCATCTGGTTACCGTTAGCGGAGTCGATCCAGATGTCTCCGACGTTCGGACTGGCTGGAGCCGAAGCTGCAATGGTAGTAGTTACTCCACCCAACGACCGCGCTGTTATACCAGTACTGAGAGCCGAGACTCCCACCGAACCGACGGCAAGCTGCGAGCCAGAAACCGATCCAGCTGCAGACTGTGAAACAGCCGATCCGACGGTCTGTCCTGCAACAGTAGTGCCAGGGTTGAAGGCAGATTCCCAAGGGTCTTCAGGAATAGCATTGAACGTGATCTGCCACTTGTATGCATTGAAGACTTCCGTCCAGCCCCAAGCTAGCTGCTTGACAGTAGCTTCGCCGCCATAAGCTGGCAGGTTTGAGATCGTGAAGTAGTCGCCCTGCCGAAGCGATGGTACCGAGTCGAAGAGTGATTCTGTTTCGACACGAGAGAGATCGATAGTAACACTCGGGTATCGGAGTTTGTCAACGACTCCACTGAAGAGTATCTGCTCGGCGAGTGCAGTCACATCCGAATCTGTGCTGCATGAAACGTTTTGTGTGTAAGCGTAGCCAGAGCCTACACCGCTAGGCGGATCGAGAAGCGAGCGATCACCTGTAGCCAGGTAAGCCCGAACAGAGTAACCGTCCCAGTTAGTGAGTGTGACATCGTTACGAATAAGCGAGTCATCAAACACCGGAGAGAACGTCGGACTGATCTGTGCTGCCGTATAGTTAATCGTCAGTGACGAAGTCTGATTCTGGAGAGAGAACCTAGACCTGAAGCCTAGACCGAACTGGTCACGAGACTCGTAGAGGAAGCCGCCGTCACTCTTCTCGATTACCGTAAGGACATTAGCGAGAGTATCGTCAGTCTGTGGTCCGAGCTCTACACCAACTCCTGAACCAATTACTTCTGCCCCGATACCTTCCTCGCCGCAGAGTCGTTGGAATCGAGTTATCGAACCTTCTCCAACGTAGCCACCAAGTGAAAGGGCTGCCGTGACATATGCAGAGGAAGCAGCTGCGGAGAAGGCAGCTAGGTGGCCGATGGCTACATCGTGTAGAGCATTGCTCGTCGCGGAAGGACTGAACGTCGGTGCGAAGGTTGCCTTCGTCATTGCTGCAGCTGTGCCGGCGATAGTCCCTGTCTTGGACTGCCAGATAGCTGTATCGCCCTGCCTGATGAGGTCGATAGTCCAAGCGACGTTCGAACCAGACTGCGCTAGACTAACTCGGACGAGAACAGGTACGCCTGTAACAGCTGTCGTGATTACCTGGTTGGAGATAATCACTGCCTTGGACGAGTTGTACATGTTCGCGTACAGCTGTCCTGTCGTCCCGTTAAGACTAATGACGACGTAAGCTATCGTCCCGCCTGATTGGATCGAAACGATGTCACGGTTCGCACCCTGTGCACCTGAATCACCTCCTGCCGGCACAGAGCATGCGAACCAGCATTCAGGCTGCGTGGAGGTGAAGGTAGGAAATGTACAGATGATCTCTGAGCCGTTGAGCGTTGCTAGAGCATCGGCACCCTTGAAGTCCGAGTTAGCAGCCAGAGAAATGTCGAACCCTGTAGGCCACGTACCTGCCGAGATCGTAGTCGGATACCCAGCAAGGTTGGTGGAACCAGTACCATCCTCCATTGTCCAGTAAGCCACCAGCGGTATAGCGGACAGTGACTGGATGTACCGACGAATGGGTGAACCGAGCATCTTGGTTGACTGCGAAAGCCTACGCCAAATTCCTGCAGCTACGATCGGGACGTAGATGTCATTACCGCTTGTGTCCCACGTGGGAGGCCACTCGCTTACCTCGCCCCAGAATCGATATCCTGAGTAGGCTGTTGAGTTAGCGGAGGTGTCATTGATGGAGACACGGATTCGAGTATTCTCGGTAACGTACGGGTAGTAAGCACCGCTTGAGTTGAGAGGCGTGAATCGGCCATCGCGGTTGTTCAGGGTAAGCGTCAAGCCCATAGGAGCCATGGCCGACTGCTCGTTAGTACGACCTACTGGTGTAACGGAAATGTCTGAGCGCTGCTGCACGTAGGTGGAGATATCTGTCCACGTACCATTGAGGAGCAGCTCGACCTTAATGCCTAGTGGAGAAGCAGGAAACACCATCAGACACTCCTAGTTCTTCCCAAGAGCTGTTTGCACGTTGCCGCCACCAATAGTCCTGATGGTGTACCGGATGTCTTCGAGCTGGTCTTGAGTAAGGCCTGCCTTGCGGAAGGACTCTCCCAGCTCTAGTGTGATGCGCAGCTCCTGCTTTCCGCTGCCTAGAGCAGAGTTCGTCTGAGAGTTGTTGAAGACCTGAGAGCCTACTGGCAGCTTGACAAGCTCGCGACCACGTTCACCAACGACTGCCCACGGAGAAGTTGTAGGCCCGCCCTTTTGGTACCAGCCAGCAGACACTTCGTGCGCCCACGCATTGACTGGGTTGCCATAACGTTGCCTGATGTAGTTCACCATGGCGACAGCTTGGCCTGCTGCCGTAGTCGAATTACCTCCGTATTGTGCATACTCGGAAGGCCCATTGATAAACTGGGCCATTCCATAAGCGCCCGACGAAGGGTTCTGAGCATGAATGTTGTAGCCCGCTTCGCGCATTTCCACGTTATTGAGAGCTGACCACTGACCGCCCGTCCATCCTGCCTTAGCGGCAGCGGACTTCAGGGCTGCGAAGGCCGAGCTATTCGAAACTCCTGCACCACTAATTGCTGAGGCAGCAGCCGCCGCGATCTTCCCAGCAGTCGAGTGGACAACTGCCTTAGCCTTGTTCATACCGATGCCGAGACCGTTCATGATGTGCACACCGGCGTCGATTGCCCACTGCGGTGGCGAATGGATCCCTAGGGCGTTGAGTATGTCCTTGGCTAGCGACTTGAAGAAGCCTGTTACAGCGTTCCACACGCTCCTGAATCCTTGGAGCATGCCATTCATAACGCCCTTAGCCCATCCTACCATCCACGAGCCTACACCATGCAGAGTACCTTCGATGCCTCCCGGGACACCTCGGAACCATCCGATGATCGAGTTCCAGATACTCCTGGTAGTGTTGAAGACACTGTTCCAAGCATTTCGGAAGCCATTTTCCTCGGTGCTCCAGAAGCTCGAGGCTATAGAGTGTATGCCGTTCCAGACACCGTGCAGGAAGTTAGAAACCGTATTCCAGACGCTCCTTGCCGTACTGTAGACACTGTTCCAGGTGTTCTTGAATCCTGCTACCTGCTGAGCGCCGAACGCGTTAGCGGCACTCTCGATGTCGTGCCACAGACCCTTCAGGAAGTTGAAGATGGTATTCCAGATCAGCTTGATGAAGGCCCAGATCTGTTCATGATACTTGTAGATCAGACCAGCAGTTCCGAAGATCAGTGGCCACCATTGCTTGGCGAAGTTCAAGAACCCATCCCACAAGTTCTTGAGCCAGTCAACAATTGTAGTCCACGTCGTCTTGATGAAGTTCCAGATCTGCGTGTGGTACTTGATGATGATTGCCGCAAGAACAACGACTGCTAGCCCAATCGCCACGAATGGGTTCATATCCATCACGAGGTTCAGTGCAGCTTGTGCTATGGCAACTGTCTTAGCCACGATTGCATATGCTGCTAGAGCACCCATGACAGCTGCAATAGCCTTAGCCAGATCCTTAACAGTGCCCTGGTTGTGTGAAATCCACCCCAAAACTGACTGCAGCATCGGCATGAGCTTGTTACCAAACTCGATAGCCAGAGAACCTGCTTGAGCTTCGACTTCAGACAGCTGCTGCTTGAAGGACTTCTGAACCTCTGAGAAGCCTGCGACGTTGCCTTGAGCATCCTTAGAGGCTCCTGAGATCCCTGCTATAGCTGCCTGGGTTCCCTTAGCATTCTCGCCTGTAGTAGCCAGCGCTACCTGGAGTCCGTTAGCCGACCCCATCAGCTTGGCCAGAGCCTGCGGTACAGTCATGCCTAGTGAGGGAGCCATCTTGTCTGCTACACCACGCAGCCACTCCAGTGTACCGCCCAGGCCCTGCGTGGCTAGATGCTGGTGAACCTGATCGGCACTGATACCAAATGCACCGAAGTTCTTGATCATCACATTGGTAGGAGCTTCCAGGTGACGCATGGCATTAGCCATCTGCTGTGAGGCCTCTTGTGCCGAGATACCATGTGAGGTCATCTCTGCTTCGACGCCTGCTACGTCAGACAGCTTGAGGTGCATAGCGGAAGCCAGAGGAAGAATGACCGACATCGACTGCGAGAAGTCCTGGAAGTTAGTCTTGCCGAAGCTAACTGCCTTCACCAGCTTCGACGTTACATCAGCTGCGTCGCTAGCCTTCATGTGATAGTCGACCAGTACGTCGGTAACGGCGTTAGCAACTGTTCCCAGATCAGCGTTCTCATCCTTAGCACCTTGAGCAGCAGCCTTCAGCACGACTAGACCTGCAGCTCCATGGTATCCTGCAGACTCGACCGTGTACATGCCCTTAGCAAGACTGTCAGCAGACATACCGACCTGGCCAGCCATGTCAAGCATTCCCTGGCGAACCATACCAATGTTCTTGTTCGACTCATTGGCGCTCGTGACGAGCCGTGTCGTTGATGACTGGAAGTCCGTTGCCATCTTCACGGAGGCTACTGCAATCGCCGCCAGAGCTAGGCCTCCGACGGCGCCGACCTTGGTGAGCTTGGAACTAAGCCCTTCACCAGAAGCTGCTGCCTCAGTCATCGCCGCTTTGCTCTGGTTGGAAGCCTTGATAACTACTTCGACGATGTTAGGCATAGTCCTCTGGCACCTCCGATTCTTCCTCTTGCTCTGGGTTGCCTAGCTTCTGAATCCTCATCAACTGGAGAAGTCGTACATCTTCTTCTAGGAGCGTCTGGAGTGTATAGCCTCCGAACTTCTCTAGCGCCCCTAGAAGAAGGTTGGCCTCTGCTAGCTCTGCGGGCTCTGAGACGATGTCTCCATCGGCATCGATACCTCCTGGAACTGCTTGCCAGAGCTCGAGTCTTTTCCCAGGTCTTCACTGACACCGCTCATGGCCTTCTGCCACTCATTGAAGATCCTGAAGATGAAGTCCGTCTCCTGTGCCAGCACACCTGTGATCGTACACGTGTCATCTGCGTCCTGGTGCGTGCCACACTTCATCGTCTCGGTGTTAACCGGATCGCCAGAATGTGAGCACTGTGCGAGAACCGCAGGTACGTCCTGATCGAACTCGTCCTGAAGGTTCCACTCAGTCAGCGCTGAGGCGAAGATCCCGAACATCCTCTTGGTTAGGACGTTCTGCTTGCTGAGATCGTTCGCTGCAGACGAGGAAAGGTCTACGACCTCGAGGAACTGCGAAATCGGAAGGCTGCGCATGTTGACTTCGAGGCCATCCAGCTCCTCGTCATCCGCCCAGCGCAGCTTGTAGATTGTTGCCTTTTTCTTGAACTTGCTACGATTTCCCATGATGGCCAGCCGCTTTCCGTGGCAGTCGTTGGGCTCTTCTGTTTGCTTTACTCCGATGGTCTAACTAATTCTAACTGATATCTCGCGTCTTAGCAGATCATTAGAGAAGAGGATTTATCCTCTGTGATTCCCTATTTAGAATTAGTTAGACCATATGACTAAAAGCTTTGTGAAGCACTTTTAAGTGCTGTGGACCTACGCGTGTGTCGTCCAGGTAGGAACAGCTCCGTCAGCGAGCTGTCCAGGCACCTGCCAGGTAAGCTGTCCAGTGTTAGAGCGCGTGATCTGGTAGTCCGTGAACACACAGTTGTTCACGAGTGACGGGTTACCAGTGGTGGTGCCGATCGGGTCGATCTCCGTGCTGCGGTTGACCGAGGTGGACGGAACCGTCTTGAAGACGTCGTGAGACATGTTCGAGGCGAAGTTGCACACGCCGTTAAGCGTCACCGAGAAGTCTGCCAGGAGAAGCAGCGTCTCGTGTGCGCTCTTATCGACACCAGTCGTGTCCTGATTGTCACGCGGCGTAGTGAACGCATAGTTGGTGATGTCGTTGGAGATCGTTCGTGCAGTACCTGCAGAGTCCGCGACGAGGACAGCAGATCCAAGTCCACCAGACTTAGCCATGATTAACCCCTTTCGATCCTTGTGTTGATTCGATCCTGATGTCCGGCGAAGTCTTCGACCCAATCTTCAGGTCGCTTGTGGACCTTTACAGGCCCTGTCTTCAGACGGAAGTCACCAGAGTGCGTGATGAACCTGCCAGGACGTGAGAGCTGGATCTTGTGATCAGCTCGAGCGAAGCACGGCTGACCAGACGCGAAGGTGAACTTAACCAACGACTGCCCGATCTTTTCGGCCGTGTAAGTGCGCTCTTTGTCGTGTGTGATGAAGTGGTACTGCTTCTGCCCGAGCTCAGTTGCAGTGTCGACTGTGGTTGCCCATCCGAACAGGAAAGGCTCACAGTCGATCTCTTCGCACGTAGCCTTCCTGAAGTGCGTCTTGACAGGGAAGAGGGCCGAGTACGTCTTGTAGGCGTTCGGAGGTGCAGCAGGCTCGATACGAGTAACGAAGCCGTGACCGAACGGAATCTTGATCATGCCCATTAGAAGTTCACCGCCTGAAGGTTGCGCACTAGGGTGACAGCGAAGACAGCGTTCGTGAACGTACCTGTCGTAGTCACCTTAAGGAAGGGGTTGATGGTAACGCCTGCTGCCGTCGCCAGCCTCACGCCAGTGTGTGCAGCTGTCAAGGCCGAAGTCGCTAGACCTGTGATGTTCGAGTACGAGCCGCCGAGTGTCGTAGCATGCTGTACGGCTATCGTGACAGACGTACCAGTGAGAGCGAACAGCTGAACGTATGCCTGAGCACCGAAGGCTGTTGCCAGTGACCATGTCCACGTCGGTGCTGCCGAGTAGGTCATGGAGATCGCTACACCAGATGGAACGGTATACGTGCCAGCACCTGTGCCTACTGTAACGCCGCCTACCGACACGTTCGTCATCGTGCCACCAGTGATGACCACCGTAGCAGGAAGCGGAGAGGTGTTCGTAACTGGTGTCGTAGACGACGGAATCGACGGCGTAGCGAACGCTGCAGACTCGTCGATAGCAGCGCCTGCTGTGGCAGTGGTATCGGTACGCTTGCCCGGAGTAAGCTGCTCGCCCCACTCCATACCGAAGCCGTTAGCCATCAGCTCGGCCTTGAATGTTAGCGAGGCATCGGTGCCACGAGTCGGGTCGTAGTTCACCTGCTTACTGTTCAAACAGGCTGATGGCGACAGGACTGCAGCGCCTCGGAAGTACTGAGCAACCGTGTCAGTGCGAGGCAGAGTGCTCAGGATCGTGTGCTCCGCATCGACAGCTGACGACGGGTTGAAGTACGTCGTGAACTGCCAGTCAGCGTCTCGGATCAATCCAACCTGCTCGTGACCCAAAGACTTGATCCCTGTGACATCGCCAAGGGCTGGACCACCTCCAAGCTGGTCGACAGATCCTACATCGCCTGAGATGTCGTAGCCGCCGATGTAGAAGTTGTCTCCGAGTCCTCCAGTTTTAGACATCTAGTCTCCCTGTGTGAAAGCGTCGTTGAAGACTACAGGGACAGTAACCGTTATGACACGATTCATCTGTCCGCCAATGTTAACGTAACCTGCCTGAGCCATCAATCCATTACCGAACTCGCCAAGCAAGTCGATCTCACGGACTACAGCCTTACTCCTCTGAGGATCGATCAACTCGAAGTCCTCCGAATAGGCCAGCATCAGATCGCAAGCTGCCGTCATCATGTTCGGGTCGATAGCGTCTTGCGGATCCTGCAGCATGTTCGTGTAGATACGTGCATTGAACGTCAGGAGTAGCGAAGTGGCATTGAGACCTGAACTCCTGATAGGCTTGACAGTGTCGAGCCAAATAGCACAAGTGACATCGTTGCCTGGAGAAGATTTGGGCTCGGCAGTGTTGACGGAATCGAAGTCGCCTGTAGCTAGAGCCTTCGACTGGATTAGATCGAACAGCAACTGCACCTGCGTGGCGTCTAGACTCATTCGTTCATCGCCACCACATAAGGAACTGCTTCCTCTTCAGCGATAGCAGTCGCCTCCTGATCTAGTTGCTGCGTGACGGTCCGGAAGGTTGCATAACCCTTGAACCTTGTCGTCTGGTTCCTAGAGCCTACGCCTTCAAGCCAAGGACCGTAGATCACGCCGCCATCAGTCACGACTGTATCGTTCACTTGACGTTCGGTCTGAACCATCGAGTCGTAGTAGCCGTCTCCCCAGACCTTGATAACCTGACGAAGGCGTGCGTGGATTCGGTTGACAGCTTCCTGTGCAAGCGTCGTCTCGATGGAGATAGTGTACTTCTCCATCTCGGCTATAGCTCTGCCGTCGAAGAGAGGTCCGATAGCTACCATCAGATCACAGCCGTTCTTGCCTTGCGCGCATAGCCGGTGAAGACACGATCGCGAATGTCGGCTAGACCAGCACCGGAAGCATTGGCTATGTTACCGCCAGCTGCTCCAATCGTACGAGCGTAACCGGAAGTCTTCTGCAAGACGTTGTTAATCGCCTCGGCTACATTCAGCTCACGAATAGGGCCTGGGATAGCTACACGGTTCAGGACAACGTTCTGGGTATGTGATGCAGCAACAGTTCCCAGCGACGCGCGTTGTACCTGAAGTGTGCGGTAGACATAGATGCCATCGCCGCTCGTGTGGGCTGCAAGAGTTGATCCGCCCCAAGCACGTCGGACAATGAGGACGTTGCCTGCAATGTCCGTGATGTACATCTTCTCGGAACCGACTAGGAGCTGCTCGCCTACGTTGAAGAAGGCTCCAGAAGCGACTGTCAGCTGATCGTCAGCCTTCGAGCTGGTCGTAGCTCCTGACACCACAGTCTGATTCGAAGTGACAACGCTCTTGCCTGAGACGATCATCCGCTCAGAGTCGACGACTAGGATATCTCCTACGCCTAGGCCTGTCACGAGCCCGCCATCTGAACAGACCAACGACTGCGCACTAGCGTTGATCGTGCCGTAGAGAGTGCCACGCGCTTCGGTTCGAGTCCAGTAGCCGAAGGTTCCCTGGACCTTGACATCTTGCTGCGGAGTGTCACCCTGACCGAAAGAAGCGTTGCCACCACGGTTCAATTCCATGAACGTATAAGGTGGCGCTTCATCATCCCAAGGACCCCAGAGGACTTGGTCTGCTGTGATGACGTTTCCACCAGAAGTAACAACTGGAACGTTCGTAGTGACGTCGGCGAGCTCAGCACGCTCAAGCCAGATACGCCAAGGGTACGCTCGCTGGAAGTTAGGCCAGTCGAAAGAGCGGATTGTGTCGTCAGGGTAGAACTGCCGATGGCACAGGTCGTCAACATCACGGGCTCCGCCTGCAATAGCGGAATCAACCGAGGGAATGCGAAGTGTGCTCTCTCGAAAGTCCATTGCATCGAGAACTTCTTCCCGAGTACAATAAACTGGTTCAACAATTGCCACTGTCTCACTGCTTTCTGGAGTGCGGCTGTCGTTGGATTCAGTTGTAACCTGGCTTGCTGTGTCGCGTCAGCAAGCCAGGCGCTACATTCCCGACATTGACTCTTGGTCCCAATCGTCTGGGTACCGGAAGTCTCCCATCGGGCAATACAAGACGTTCGCCTCGGAAGGCGGACCCTGCTTAAGCGGTGTACCGTCGTGCGGACAAGCTACGGGAGGCTGAGACTTGTAGTAGTTGGCCAGCTCTGACTGCTGAACTAGCGTCGCGTACAAGTCCCAGCCCATCACGGCAAGGTTAAACCGTACCAGGAGTACGATCAACCTAATCATGATTAACTCCCTTGAGGCGCCGGAGGCTGCTGCTGCTGCGGAGGAGTAGGAGCCTGTTGAGGCTGTGCCGGGAGAGGAGCGGGAGTCTCCTCCTTCTCGACCTTCGGAGTTTCCTCCTGCTTGACTTCCTGCTCGTCGACCTTCTGCTGAGCGTCGACATCGACGACAGGCTCTGCCTTCGTCTCTTCGACTTCAGGTTCGACGTAGCCCGGCTCACCAGGCTGTGCGTGCTGGTTGCTTGCGCCACCAATCGTCGCTCTGGGCATCTCCCTCTCCTTGTAGCACATTGGGCAGGACGTGAGATCGCCTGCGATGTTCTTGCACTTACATGCTGGACAGTCCCACATACTGCCTCCTAAGCTGCCGTGATGAACGCACCCGTGTCATAGGGTACGTACGTAATAGACCACTGAATAGCGCCAGTGTTCGTCGCGCTGGTCGTGATCTGAACAGTTCCCGCCGGAACGATAGCTAGGCCACCGCTAGTTACCGGGAAGCCTTGACCGCCAGTACTACCGTTCCACACGAGGGTTCCATCAGCGGCACTGAGTATCAGCGCGCTGGTCTTAGCCTGAGGAACAGCTAGTGAGGCACCTACCGGCAAGCCTGACACCGAGGCACTGGCGATAGACAGAGTCGTAGTCGCTGATGATCCGCCGGAAGGCTTGTTGCCCACCGATATGGTGCACGCCTGTGCCTGAATTGCTGTCGTCACCGCACCCGTCAGAGACGTGACGATAACCCTGCCGCCTACGACGTTGAAGATGTCGCCGCTACCACTTGCCGGAAGGGTCTTAGGAGACCCGGTGACCAGCGCACCGTAAGTCTCGGCGAACTTCTGAGCCGCAGCAGCGGCAGGGCTCACGGGCATGTTAAGCTGCCACCACCGATGCGCCGTCGTCCAGCGGGACGTAGATGACTTCCCAGGAAACGGTTCCCGTCACAGTAGACAGCGTCGTGACGGTAATGGCTCCAGCAGGCACGAGGACAGGAGTAGGCGCGATGACGCCACCGCTGACCACGACTGCTAGAGCGCCGCCTGCTAGGTTCGAGATGAGAGGCGATCCAGCAGCTACTGGAATTGTTCCTGCGGATGATAGTACCGCTGGCGCTGAAGAACCACCAGAAGGCGTAACGCCTATCGTAGTGGAGTTCGTGCCGGACAGCAAGGTTGCCACCTGACCGGTCAGCGAGACAACCAGGACTCGGCCACCCGTGACGGTGAAGATAGACCCGATGGTCGTAGACGGCAACGCTGCCGCAGCACGCTTGACCAGAATCCCCGCAGCGATCGTTCGGACGTCAATTCCCTTGATGAGGGAGGGCATGATCAGACTCCCAGCTTGGCCAAGTTGGCCGGAGTGCGCTGGACGGCGAGGTCGTGGACGACGGCTACGAGGTCGCCAGCAGCTGCGGTGGCCTGGATGTAGGCGAAGCCGTCGGCGAACTGCGTAGCGTAGAACGTCACGACGTCGACCTTGCCTGACGAGCCAAGCGTGAGCGTCTGGCTAGACCAGGAAGCAGGCGTCACCTTAGTCCACGCAGCGGTTCCATTCGCTACGCTGTTCTCGAAGTAGAACCCGGGCTGAGCGAAGCCGTTCGCCGGAGTCCAGTTCGTAGTGGAGCCACCAAACGTCTTAGCGGCCACGACAGCCAGCGTGTTCGATCCTGACGACTTGCTGATGAACGACACCGCGTTCGCGTCGCGAAGTCGGAACATGTTGCCAGAGGCGTCATGCACGACGTCGAAGACGCGACCTAGACCAATCGCGGGAATGTTCGGCATATCTTGTTCTCCTGTCCCCTAGGGGCGTTACTGCCTAGGATTAACCTGCTAGCGGGATGCCAGCTGGACGAACGGGGTGAGTGTGGAGCTCGAGCCGTTGTGCGGCGTCAGCGCGCTCTGGATCCACGGACGGCCGTCGACGCGCTCGATGATCTTGTAGGCGGTCTGATCGTTCTGGAAGAAGGCGTGCTCGCTGGCCGAGACCTCGACCTGCTGACGGTCGCCGATCAGGTAGTACGACAGGTCGACGTAGCTGATGTCACCTGTCGTGCCGAGCGGTCCAACCTTCTCAGTGAAGATGACCGGACGACCGAGGATCGTGATCGGAGGAGTCTGGCTGCCAGGCTGGTTCGGCCCACCAATCCAGACAGGTCCACCACCGGTACCGACGGACAGCGCCATCGTGGCGAGCTGCGGGAAGGAATCGTGCGAGGCGAGCCACACAGCGTTGCCATGGCTCGTCGGCAGCATCCGCGAGTACATCTTGACGATGTTCTCCCACAGGATGGTCTGCGTCGCCTGGCCAGACTCGATTGCGACCTGCACGGAGGCGGGACAGTTGATGAAGCCGAGAGGAGCGCCGACGCCATCCTCGTTCATGAACGAGTTGTCCTCGAACCACGACAGGCCCATCGGAACGCGCGTGTCGAAGAACGTGCTGAAGGCCGGAGCGTCGTTCAGGAGCTCGTTCGGGACCTTGAAGAACCCTGCAAGCTTCTTCGCGGTGAGCGTCACCTTGCCGAACGTGGCCTGCGACTCCGTGAGCTGGCCCGACTCTTCGGCCCAGTAGAACTGGATACCTCCGAGGACGGAACTAGAGTGGCTCGTGTCGTCGACGGTCGGAATGGGTACCGAGAGAGTGCTCATCGGAATGACCGTCGCACGGCTACGAACGTTCGACTGCTCGAGCGAGAGCTGCAGGAGCTCGGACCGCATCGTCTCCGGGATCAGGAAGCCACCAGCTCCAGGGTCCTCAGAGCCAAACGAGTTCATGAACTCACGGACGTTTGCCAGCTTCTTCAGCAGGACGTCACGGTTGCGAGAGGCAGAAGGACGAGCCTCTTCGCGGATGGCCTGGCAGTACTCGCCAATCGAGTTGAAGCGATCGTCGGCAGAATACTTCGCCTCGAACTGAGCGCCAGCGGAGTACTTGTTGTAGACGGTTCCACGACCGCGGGAAATCGCAGCCGTGCCGTCAGCGTCGAGCTGAAGCTGTGGCTTGCCGCCCTGGAACGTGATCGCGTTGCGAAGGTCGACGTTGCTACGCCGTCCGCCACCGTTCTCGCGGATCATGTCGAACATGACCGACTGGACCTGGGTCTTCAGGTCGTCAACCGAGTCAGGGTTGCTCTTGACGTACTGCTTGGCGTACGCGTCGAGAAATGCCTTGGTGTCACCACTCGCGACGGATGCCTA